TCCAATGGGGTGGACGCAGTTGAAAGTTATTAAAGAGGATTGTGATCCCAATGTTGACAACAACAGGGATCTTCCTAACAATGCATTTATTGTTACTTACAAAATTGATGGAGCAGAACACTTTGATTTAGTTGCTGCTGCAAAACAATCAGAAATTTTTGACAATTACTACGACAAATATAAAAAAGATTTTGTCTTTATGAAACAATCTGAAGGTAGAGTTAATCCTAAATTGTGGGGCAATCCATCACCTAAAGAGAGGAAGAAAAAATCATGAGCGGTTTTAAAGGTTTCACTAACGATAAGAATAAGGACGGAAACGTTCGCTTTGAAATTGATACAAGTGAAGTTACCAAACTAGTCAAGAAATACAAAAAACTTAAGAAGTTTCAAAAATCAAACATTGCAGAACTCTCTAAATTATCTGGAGTCGAAACGCATGTTGATAAACTTGTAAACGATTATGGTATTGATAGTGAAGCTCTAGAGTAATGGGTAAGCATTATCTCCTCAATTTGTATGGTTGTGAATTTGATGTTCTCAATAACGAAGTTTACTTGAGAAATTTGATTAAATTAGCTGCAGAAACAACTGGGGCAACTGTACTACAAACAATCTCTCACAAGTTTGAACCGCATGGAGTAACTGCAATGTGTCTCTTATCAGAGAGTCATATTAGTATTCATACATGGCCTGAGAAAGGAGAAGCAGCGGTGGATATCTTTACTTGTGGCGATGCAGAACCAAGAATTGGTTGTGATGTCTTGATATTGCAACTTAAGAATGAACATCATACTCTTAGTTACATAGAGCGGTAACTAAATATCCACATATGATCCTTTTATGATGACTTACAAACCATATAGTCCTGAATGGCATAGATATCGGTACTTAAAAGAAGCAATCGATAAGTACTTGGATGATTATGTTGACAATCAGATTATTGTCAATGACATATTGGATATCGTATGTGTCCGACAAGAGAAGGCACATGCTGAGTATCACAAGTTAGAAGATCTAGAACTTAAACTCAGAGACTAATATGTTATCTACCGCATACCGTCTTCGTCTGGAGTCTATCTGTCGTTGCATCGCCAACAAAGAACAGGTTCCTCTCGAAGATATGATCTGGGCAGAAAAACTTGCCAAGGCACATACTCTTGCTAGAGATTGGTTGAACAAAGCACGTCGTCAAGCTGCTCAAGACATTGAGGAGGGTAGTGTTGATGATTTTATGAATAGGATGGGTTTAGGCGATCCCGATCCATCCAATTATAAAACGGGATTCGATGGTGCAGACGAAATCGTAGATTGGTTTCAACGTGACAAACCTGATGATTGGAGGCAAAGAGACTAATGCAAGCACTTGTTTATAGTAACGGAAGTCAAGAATCTGAAAGAGCCAAGATGGTTCTTGAGGCATGTGGACAAGAGGTAAGGGAGTTTTTACTCGGTGCCGACTTTAGTGACAGACAGTTTCGTGCTGAGTTTGGTAGTGAAGCAGAGTACCCTCAGGTTGCTATTGGGTTGAATCATCGTGGCAATTTGAAAGAGACTCTCAAGTTTATGTCTGATACAGGGATGTTTGTATAAACTGTATCACGTTTTACAAAACTGCTTGACTATATAATCTATGAAGGGTATAATTACCCTATCGTTCATCCCACTAGTGGGACGCAAGTAAGTCGCGGAACGGATCGTTCATCCTCTTTGAGGACGCAAACGACTGAAGGAACGGAGAAACGGATCCTCGGAAACGAGAGAAGGTTAATTTCCATTCTTTTAGGAGTCTACTATGAACACACTCAACCTGATTCGCAAGCAGATTGAAAAGCAGTCTGCATTGCACGACGCACAAATTTCTCACACTGCCTATCGTGGTATTGTGACTAAGAAGTTTAACGTCCAACCTAAGGAAGTTCACGGTAAGTTTACTTATCGCGGACACACCTATACAAAGTGATTGACTTACCAATCATAGATTGATATAATGGGGGCATATGCCCCCTTTTTTTATGGAAGCAGAACAGCAAGAACGACTTAAACTGATCGTGCGTAACCTTAAATCATTGGTAGAGGCGCTAGAGTCGGAGGTATATTCTGATGTAACTAAATACTCTAGCGGAAGTAGCGCAGCTATAACTGATTACGATGAAATTTTTGAAGACGACGATGGTTACCCCGATTAACTTCTATGGAAGAGTTATCTCTCAAAAAAGCAGCAAAGAAAATTATTAAAAGAGCAAAGAAACATCCAGAGTGGTATTCCCAAGAGGATGTGATGTATGCTAAACTTGTAAAAAAAGAACTGAAACTAAGTGAACGACGTAAAACTGATCAGTGTAACTCCTGACGCGGAGAAACACATTGCATATTGTGCTCGCGTAAGCAACCCACAAAATCAGGAGAATGAAAAGTTCTCTGGATTGTTGAAGTATTGTATCAAGCATCAACACTGGAGTATTTTTGAACAAGCGTTCATGACTCTAGAACTGAATACCACCAGGGGTATCGCAGCTCAAGTGCTGAGGCACCGTAGCTTCACATATCAAGAGTTTTCCCAGCGGTATGCAGATGTCAACTGGTTAGATGCTGGCATTCCTATTCCTGAATTGCGTCGTCAGGATGAAAAAAATCGTCAGAACTCTATTGATGATGTTGATCCTGAGAAAACGAAGTTCTTGAAGCAACGTATTGAGGCATACTTTAATGAAGGTATGGATCTCTACAACGAACTGATTCGTGAGGGAATCGCAAAGGAGTGTTCGCGTTTTGTGCTTCCCCTCGCCGTGCCCACAAGACTCTACATGACTGGTTCTATCAGATCATGGATTCATTATATTGATCTGCGCTCTGCTAACGGTACACAGAAAGAACACATGGACATTGCTAACGATGCCAAGCGTGTATTCAAAGAACAATTCCCTTCTATTGCTGAAGCACTTGATTGGTAATAAATATTTACGTGGTTAACTAATTTCTATGGCAACTTACCCTGTTATTAATAAGGAAACTGGTGAACAAAAAGACGTTATCCTTAGCGTTCATGCATGGAGTCAGTGGTTAGAGGATAATCCTGGATGGCAAAGAGACTGGAGTGATCCAACCACCGCACCTGGTTGCGGAGAGGTTGGTGAAGTGTACGATAAGTTGAAGAAGTCCCACCCTGGTTGGAACGACGTTCTTCACAAATGCTCTAAAGCCCCTGGATCCACCGTCAAAGCAGTTTAACTTATGCCCGCAAAAAGAAAGAACAGAGATCAACCCATTGGTGTTGGCTTGACTGCTAAGCAGATGAAGCGTAGAAAACCAATCAACACTGATTTAATGAGGGACATTGATCCACTCACTGATAATCAAGAAAAACTTTTTGAGTCATACTCTGATGATAAAAACCTTGTTGCATATGGTGCAGCAGGCACTGGTAAAACTTTTATCACTCTTTATAATGCATTGAGAGATGTTCTTGACGAAAGAACTCCTTATGAGAAGATTTACATTGTTCGTTCTTTAGTTGCCACTAGAGAGATTGGTTTTCTTCCTGGAGATCATGAGGACAAATCTGATATCTATCAGATTCCCTATAAGAACATGGTGAAG